TCTGCTCTTTTAATTGATTCTTTTTGTTCTTCAATTTGTTCTTTATTCATTGTTTACCCTCCTATTTATTTAAAATTCTACCTATTGGTTCATTATCAGACCAACCAAAAACCAAATCATTTGCTAATTTGATACCATTAACTTCAGATTTAATAACCCAACCAACATCAGGAATATGTTGATATGATAAATCGCAATACTTCCACCCTGGGAATGCATTTATAACATCTTTATCAGTCAACTCATTTAATAGAACTTCAATGTCTTCAGGTTCATGAGGTTGTTGAAAATGCACTAGCCATTGTTTATCTCCTTCAAGCATTAATTCAACATAACCTTCTAATCCACTACCATATGTAAAATTAAATTTACTGTACATAGTATTGAAATTAAATTCTATTGAACGTACTACTTCACCATTTATTTCTTTCATATTTCTTTACCTTCTGTATTAAATCTATGTATTACATCGTTTTCTTTACTAACGAAGTCAATACCTTCTTCTGTAATATGTAAATCACCATTAGCTAGATGTTTATTAATTAAATAGATTTTAGCTTCAGCAACCATATCATTCCATAATAAGTCAGCCATAAAAGCATCATGTCGCATCTTAGTATCCACAAAATTACTCATTTTAATAGTCCTTCTTTCCAAATGATATTTTAACAGATACTTCATTATCTGCCAGCATTCCTGCTAAATCTTGTTTTCTAACTTCATTAGATTGTCCAATCTTTGGTGGATTTTTTGGATTAAGAGAAGCAGAGATATTGATTTCTTTTTCATCAATAATTTTATTAAGCATTTTTTCAATCAAGCTATCTTTTATATTATTAAACATTGTCATCATCCTTTTCTATAACAAACTCTTCTTCTTCACCAGTTTTCATATCTACAATAGTGACTTTGCTTTCTTTCTTATCACTCTTACCCCATTCACTTGCTGTAAATTTGGTAACTCTTGTTCCATGAAAACTATCTAATAATGCTCGCAATATTGCAATTTCCATATAGTTCATATGCAAATCAGATAATAATCTTTTAACTAGAATAAGTAGTACACCTAATCCTATTAATACTACAGCATAAATAATAGACTTGAATGTCTCAGGTGCAATTTCATACAGTCCATAACCAGCAATAAATGGAATAATAGACATTAATAGTTCTTTAATTTTCTTCATTTTCATTTTTATTTTTCTTTTTAGTTAATAATAATATGACAGTTGGTACATCGTCAATAAGTTTATGTTCAAATGATGTACATTCATATTGATCGCCAGCATATTGGTACTGATGTCCTTTTCTCATATAAGGAAATTCTGTATATTTTAAACTATTTTTAGTTCTTTCAATTTTTATATTAATAAAAGAACCATTTTTAACAATAGTATAATTAGATATCAACTCTGGAATAGCTTCCAACCAGTCAATTAATCCATAACGATATTTCCAATCATATTTATTATCAATATTTTTCTGCAAAAGTTCTTCTTCTCTATCATTAAAGAGCTGAGATTGAGCATCTAGTGCAAGTTCAGTTTGTGCAACGATTAATCCTGCAGTAAACAGATTAGGATTATCCATCATTTCTTCTTTTAATCTTTTTAGTTCATCTTTTTCTATAATATGTACCATTTTATTCTCCTTAAAAAATTAAAGTTACTAAAAGCATTAGTAATAGTTCAATGCATACAATAGTTGTTCCTGTTACCAATATGTATGCTACCGATAGTTTATCTAGTTTTTTCAAATATTTCCTCCAATATTAATATTTTCTTACCCACATAATCAAGTGTGTTTGCATTGGTAGATGTAAAAATCTACGAATCATTTCTTCTGTTGATACGGTCATTTCATATTTTAAATTTGATTCAACAAAATCTTTAATGCTTTCTATTGTTTCAGCATCTCCTGGTGTTGTAAATTTCTTATCAACTATAGATGGCTTATGTGCTTCTTCCTCTTCCATAATATTATATGGTAATACAGGTCTCATTAAACCAGGACGTGTAAAACTATCTGGAAATTGTTGTTCAATGTTATTATTTACATCAAAGAAATATTTATGAGCATCTACTGCTTCTTTAATTGACATATGAAATTCATTATCTTTTTGATATTCAAATACATATGTTACTTGATTAATATGACCATGATGTATTTGAATATCCCATGGTGTAAGTTGTCCAATTGGTTTATGCATATGATCATAAATCATAATTGCTTCTGGTAATATGTTCATTTTTATTCTCCATTTATTTTCAAAAAAAAAAAAGAAAGAGCTTAACGCCCTAACTTATTCATTGCTGTTTTTCCTGCAGTATGTTGGATTATATTTCCATCATCTTCATATTTCATACTTGCTAATGATACACCAACTAAACCTGCTGTTGTGATTAATGCTGAGATTACTACTGAATCAATCTTAGATTTCTTTTTATCTTTCTTAATGATAAGATCTTCAATATCTTTGATTGCTGCTAGTGTAATACCATACATGTTATCATCAATAGCCAATTTGTTTAATTGTTCTACCAATTTTGCTTTCTGTTCAATGAGTTGATTATTAATAATCTTCTCTGCATTTTCTTTGCGTTTGAATTTAGTTAAAATAGACATATTAGTGTCCTCCTTCTACTATAGCCGGTGTAAAACTTAAGTATGTGATTTATCTTTTAACCAATCTTCATAATGCTCTACAACTCCAGCACATAGAATTGGTTCATCATCTGCAGGCGTTTGACAAAATTCTGAATTGATATATACAACAAACCAATCCTTCTTTTCAATTAAAGTTTTCTTTGTTGGTGGTATTTGATAAACTCCATTTGTACGATCATCGATGAATAGTGCATCATCTTCAGCTAAGTTTATAATATCTTTTAATTGTAGTAACATTTTTATAAAACCTCCGTGTTTTTATTATTTTGTTCGTTAAGACATTTTAAATACTGTTTTAAACTCATATGTCCTCCTTATAGACAAAAAAAAAAGAAGAGGAAATTAGTCCTCATCTTTAGTTAAAAGTTGTGAAAAAAAAAGGAGAGGTTGTAATATCCTCTTTCTATTAAATTTATTTCTTAATGATAAACCAGATGATTAGTCCGAGTAGCCATAGCCCTCCTGTAATACCAGTCATGATTAAGTGAAATAATACTTTAATTAGTGTTCCCATATTTTTTACCTTCTTTCTACTATAGTGTGTGTAAAACATGCGAAAAAAAAAAGAAGAAGAATTACTTCTTCAATCTGTTGTAAATAATAGCTCCTACCACAGTTCCTGCTGCGTAAGACCCAATATCAAACAACCATTGTTTGTATGCAATTTTATCTTCAATTTTGTAGTTTAGTTCATCTAATGTTTTTTTCAATTTCCTCTTTAGCTTTCTTGCTTTCTGCTACAGACAATCTCATTGTCCAGTAGTCGCGTGCTGCTTTAAGTGTTTTAAGTTTCATATTAAAATACCTTCTTTCTACTATAGCGTGTGTAAAAGATGCAAAAAAAAAAAGAAAGAAGAGTTATTTACTCTTCTTATTAACTGTATGACCTGTACTTGTTAATATGCATGTTGCTGTCGCTATTACTGTAACTACGACTCCATTGATCCAAATGCTTTTTCTTAGTCCCTCAATACCACCACCCAGAAATGATTCTGTTATAGTGGTATCTTGTTTTAAAGTTTCATCATATTGTTCTTCAATTTTATCTAAGTTACGTTCTAGTGATTCTTTACGCATACCATAGTACGTATTCATAATATTTTTAAGTTTCATAGTGTTATACCTTCTTTCTACTATAGCGTGTGTAAAACATGTGAAAAAAAAGAAGAAGAATTACTTCTTCTTAAGTGCTTTTCCAACTAAAATACCTATTAGTAGTACGATGATAATGTCTAGCATATTATCTCCTTTCTATATTATAAGTATATTACCTTTCTACTATAGCACATGTAAAACATGTAAAAAAAAAAGAAGAAGACTATTTGTCTTCAACTTTACTCCAATTATTTAATTGTTCAATGATTGAGTCTATTTCTTCATCCCATTTTCCAAGTTCTTTATCCTTATCTTCTCCCCATGCATCATCAGGTCTTTTGCCTGCACGCATTTCTTTGATAGTTTGTCTAATAAGCTCTTGCCATTTGTTTTGAAATTCTTCAAATCTGTCGATCAATTGTTCACGAGTTTTAGTTTCCATAATTAGTTACCTTCTTTCTACTATAGTGTGTGTAAAAGATGCAAAAAAAAAAAGAAGAGGTGTAAAAACTCTATACGTTTAATTCTTTTCTCAACTTTCTAATACTAAATACTGTACGCCATACATTTATATTTAGGTTTGTAAGTAGTGTAGCTAACCAAAATTTAACTTTTGAATTATTGCGCATATCTACTAAAATATTGGATATTCTTCCAATTTCTAATAAATTTGCTACAGCTTCTTCATCTGTAAAATCTCCTGTATCTTTTACTCTTTTCAATCCTTTATACATAGTATCCATAAGATTCTTTTGTAAGTTATAAGCTTCGATAATTTTCATAGTGTTATACCTTCTTTCTACTATAGCACATGTAAAACATGTAAAAAAAAGAAGAAGACTCATTAACTGAGTATCCATTTTTCAACTGTAACATACGTCTTTAATGCTGTTAATCCTATTTGAAAAAGAGCTTGTTGCGTAGTTGTATGTTTTTCAATTGGTTCAAATTCTTGTTTACAGAAATGATGTTCTTTAAGCCAATGTGCTCTACCGTAAGCTTTAATAGCTTCGTTTTTGTCATTGTACTCATAGTACTCATTTGCGTAACCTCTATTTGTAATCAATTCTAATACATAAACTGGCTTTTTAATTGTGCCTCTTTTATACATAGTTAATCCTTTGTAAAGTTTCATAGTGTTATACCTTCTTTCTACTATAGCATGTGTAAAAGATGCAACTATTTTGATAAAAATACCAACGGAGAAAAATTAGAATTTGAAAAAAAAAATAGGAGTTGTAATAAATACAAAACCTATTCTTAATATTAAGCATCTCTTTTCCACATATATGTAGATATAAAAGGTTGCCAGTTATTATGATTTGTGTTATCTCCACTATTTTGAACAGAAGCACCATCACCATCTTGTTTGGTGAATAATCCATTATTAGTAGCCTTACCTGCTATAGCTGATGTTCCATTAATAGAAATCTGAGGTGATACTATACCACCTGTACCCCATGCGAAAGTATATGACTGATAGCCATTTAAAGATTTATAATAGTGATTATGTGATGTTAAAGGATTAACTGATCCCCCTTGCTTATTTGGAGCATTTAGGGCAGTATCACTAGGATCAACACCTATTAATGTTCTACCTTTTGCAAAAGCGCTCCATGTACCAAACCCTAAAGTTGTTGCTGGATTAGCATCTGTCACTGAGATATATATAGAACCAATTGGCCAAACAGTGTCAAGTAACTTTTTATTATTGTACAACTCAATATCACCATCAATTTCGAGACCAATAAAATTAGAATTAGATGTATTATCTTTTGGTTGTTTACCAATATAAGTTGGTCCATATACTTCTAATGAATTATTAGCATTTTTATGATAACCACCAATACCAATACCACCACCATTATTAATGTCACCATCAATATCTAAAAGAATAGAGTCTGGTGTTGAAGACCAATTAATAGTTGATACTGGAGATGAACCTGCAGTTAAACCATTTTTAGTATCATAAAGTATTAAACTACCTGTATGAACAATACCTGGATCAAGACCTAAACCATTGCCATTATTCAATTTATTAGTTGTGAAACTATATGGTCCAACTGCATTTTGACCATTACCACCTAATATATTGCTGTATGTAACTCCATCGCATGTAAAATCAACTCGAGTTAGGTTATTAATAGTTGAACCAGGTCCAACAATGACTGTTCCTGCTAATGTAAAATCAAATCTCAAGTTTTTATGATATCTAGGGTCATCTGTATGATATGTTACTGGAGGAGTATCAAATTCACCAGTGTAGTATGTTCCATAGTTTGAACCTTGTGGTGTCAATGATGGCTGATTATACACAATGTTAGATGATACAGATGTTGTAGATTTTAGAGATGCAGATGTTGTTCCAACAGGAACTGCAGACCAAGAAGGAGTGTACGCAACAGGAGTTCCACCTGCAGTATTAACTTGTGTTGATGTTGCAACTGTGGATTTAGGTCCTCCAGCATATACACTATCGTGCACTTCAAATGTAACAGTATAAGAAGTAAATGGGTCTACATTTACTGGTGTAGCAGATACAAGAGCACCATTAGAGTTTCTAGTATACCATGATTTTGATTTCAATGAGGCATTACTAGTAACACCAATAATAACATATGCTGTACCATTAATAGTTAGATTAGCAACTATTGTTGTATCTGTTGTTTTACTATTTATTGATTGAGTACCATTAATAGTAAATGTTGGTATAAGTTCTGCCATATTAGCAGTACGAGTTATTGTCAATCCAGATAATGTAGGTTTAGTATATGGATATACTGTAGTTTGGTTACCGATTGTTGTAGTAGATGAATATCCACGTGAATCAGTTGCACCATGTTGAGTAAATAGGCTAGATGTACCATTTGACTCATCACTTGCAGGTAAGCCATAAACCATAGAGATATTTGATGTGGCATTAGTTGCATATGACATTTGAGCGTTACCTGTATCAGGCTTAATGAACATAAAGTTATTACTTGCTACAATATTATATAAATCAAAGTTTTCTAATCCATTAACAAATGTCTTAGTTGTAGAACCAGGACTTTTAATATTAACTGGGTTAGAAATCATTGTAGATACACCTTGAATAGGAATACCATTCCAGTCTGTACGAGCTTTAATTTGCCAACCTTTATATTCAAAGCTAGCGTTAGTGTACGCTGATGGAGCATAAGTTGAAGCACGAATAATATTTGTAGTTGTTCCATCTTTAACTAAACTTATAGGTGTAACCCATGCTTGAGAATTTATAAGTACTTGAAGCATTAATTGTTTAAATTCATTAACATTAAATGTACTCATAGTCATAAAGGTAATAGTGTATAAAGTATATGTCGATGTTAAACTAATTTCTGCATATGAATTAGTGCTATTCGTTGGATGTACAAATGATACACCTGTTGTTGGCGTTATTTTGATATTACTTCCTGTAGGGTCTATAAAATTATTAATAAAATAAACATCTAATTTACCAGTACCTTTAGCATAGAAACTAAGTGTATATTTTGTATTTGGTGCTATTTCTACTCTATCTTTTCTACCACCCATATATACATATTGTGACAGCATAAGAGATAGGCCCATAGTACTTAATTTAGACACTGCATAAGGTAATGTTCCATCAGGTCCACCACCAGTTGTATCTTGTCCACTTAAACCTGTAAGCCCATTAGCATATGAACCATCCCACTCCACATTTGGGTCATCAGGATAACAAGCAATAGTCGAATATCCTGTTTTATCTTGTGGAATGCTTAATAATACTACACTACTAATACCACTGTACGCATCTGTAGATATTGGTGTTCCCGAATTATCAGTGGACATACTCGTGCCTGTTGTAATAACTGTAGCATTTATTGATTTTTGTGTTTTATATGATGCAAGCATTTCATATGGAAATGTCACACTATATAAACCAGATGGTAGTGTTGGGTCTGATGTTTTAAAGTCATGAACAATTCCATCACTGCTACCATCAAATGCAAAACCCCAACCATTTGTGCCTGATAAAGGTGCTTGCTCACGCATAGTCCATGTTGAAGATTGCATTGGTGCTATAGATCCATCGATACCATATAACATTGATCTATTCACCTTATTAGGACCTGGGTTAAATGTGTAAGCAGAATTATACCCATAAACTGGAACATTAATGGGTATATTACGAACTACTTTATCTAATAGTACTGGATTCTGAAATACTTCTACCATTATACTCCTCCTGTGAATACGAATACAGTATGTTTACCACGAGATTCCATTTTATGTTCACCTATGTATAAACCTTGTAAAAGTATTGCTTGATTAATTCTTAAAATTTGATTAGTAATATACATTACTTCGGTATCTCCATTATAGAAGCTCATTCTATCAGGTGTTAACTGAAGAGAAGAACCAGAAGTAACATCTCCAATAACTAAAGCCTTATTACCATCACCTAAGTCTTTCCAACTTAAATATCTATTTAATGAGGTATCTGATGTTTGTATTGGATTTCCATTTTTATCGAATCCTGATGAGCCTAACTCAATCTCACCAGTTTCTAAGTTTATAAACGTACCAATATGCTTAGTTTCTGAATAGTTATCAGATTTAATCCATTTAAAGTCACCACCTTCAGAGTGAATACGATTAGAGAAGATATTATTAGCACTAAACATATCTAATATCCAAGTTTGTGTTGTACCGTTATAAACCATTTGTTGATTATAATTTGGTGAATTTGGGTCATTGTTAATCCATCGTTCACCATTTAATGGATTAAGTGGAACAGTTGGAGAGTACACTATATTATCAGTAGCATATTCTGTCCAAATATATTGAGCTTTCTTAGTTGGACTATAGAGACTAGAACCGACTGCTGTACCAATATATAATGAATTATACTGTGGATTAACAGACATATCTTCTAATGTTAAATCATTAGTAGGCGCATACATAATAAATATACGACCACCATATGAGTTTAATGTTTTAGTGATAGTCTGAATTATATTTTTAGTAAAGCTATTACCATAATAATCTTTACCTGTAGCTAGATAGTTTACAGATGCTGACGAAGCATCACTAGACATCTGTTGTAATTTACCAATCTTAATTGACATACTTACAGCATCTATATTGGTAGTTGTTAGACTAATATCTTGCGTAGTATAAGATAAAGAGTAACTACCATTAGCATAAATACCATCTTCAGGTACTTGAACAGGTAATAAATTATTTCCTGCTTGAGTTAAACTGAATATAGAATCAGTATTATTATAACCTGTTGTAGCATCTATCACACCTTCAGCATTTGCTTGTATAATCAATAAAGGTTTTGTTAAATTAATAACAATAGGATCTTGACCAGGATTTCCATCATTACCAGGGTTACCATTTTGACCGTAATAAGCATTAAGATACTGAATGACTGGTTCAATAGATGGGTCATCATAAGTAGTAGTAGTTCTTGTCCATAAATACATACCAGCAGTTGTAGGTCTTGCATTATTAAGTAATGCAATAGTAGCGTACCAATCAGTAGGCACTGTTAAATCTGTAGAGTTTGAATATTGTGTTACTACACTAATAACCTTAGTCCCATTAGCCCCAGTAATACCAGGAATACCAATAGTATACTGTGGATTAGATTTAGTAGTATCTGTATATACATAAATAGTAGCTGTCCATATGTATTGACCAGGCAATGCAGCAGGTATTGTTGATTTCCAATCATCAGATGGTATAGTTGGGTCACCATTAGGTATTACAGTTGAACTTGAAGATAAGGCATACGCGACTATTGTGTGGTCAACACCTTTTCCTGGTAATCCTGATTTTGCTTTAGTCACAATAAGTCGTTTCATTATTGTTAAAGTATTATCATTTTTATTTGTTGCTTTGAAGTCTATATATGATGAATTCTCAGTTAATCCAGTTATTTTATATGTTGCTCCTGTTAATGTACCAGTAACACCTGTTGAAATTTGCACAGAGATAGTCCAGTTAGTTGTATCATCAGTTGTTCCATGGAATATACTAGCTGTAGCATTAGCATTAGAATAGTCACCATTTTGACCTCCACCATCTGTAGCAACAACTATTGTATCAGGTGATAAGGACATGAAATATCCAGAGTTACCTTGGTCACCATATACAGATATTAATGCTGTAGAGTAGCTTGAAGTTGGTTCTGCATTATATAATATCTGTGTTATTTGCCATAGATACTTATTATCACTTGTCATAGTTGGAAGATTGTACGTCCAATTTGTGCTATCCCAACTATCAGTCGGAGCCACTTGTGTTTTCGTGGTCATGTACTTATACTTCGGAGCACCAATTATACTTCGTCCAACTTCTCCATCAGTTAACTTGCTAATAGTAATTTGAGTTGTACCGACTACATCTCTATTTATACTTGTTTGAACAGTTATTAAGTTAGTATCTTTTGTTAGATTTTCATAACTTATAGGTAAAGTAGCACCAGTTGAAATCTGTTTACCATCCATAGTCCACACAAAACTATCAGGAACAACTTGGATATCTATTGCTTGTCCTCTACTCATATATACAGATAAAGTAGTAGAATCTCCTGCTTTTTTAAGCACAGTACCATTATCAGTTAAAATACTAATATTATATGGCAGTTGCTGTTTAATAAGATTTTGTAAATCATTAGATGTTTGTAGTTGACGTCTTACAAAATTTGAAAGTGTAACAGAGTTTAGATTAGGGTTCGCTCTTGATGTAATTTTCTCAGTGACTCTTGCTGATAAAACTAAACCCTGATCATCAAATTTCATATCGGATATTTTAATCGTATCTCCAATTTTTAATTTGTATCTATCCCAATTTAGTCCTGTAGTCATTGATAAATTATATGTTATAACAGGGTATGCATATGATTTAAGCATACGTATAGCATAACCAGCCAAGTCTGCTTGATTTGTATATTGTGTTTGGAAATCTCGACGTGTCCACCCATCAGTGTTATCTTCATTTTCAGTCGCAGGATATTTCATTTTAGAAATAGGTGCATATGCTGTAGATGAACCTGAACGTATATAATATTCTTCTATACCATTATCATTCAGAATTGAAGTATTTATATCTGTAAAAGTTTCCCCATTTTGACCAGTTACAGTTACTGCATTGAAAAGGTTGGTACCATCAACATCTCTAGTTATATCTTGTATATCTTTTCCAATTGTTAATAGCACATCATTACGAAAACGACCAACGCCAGAATTAGTTTTACCATCATTAGCCTTGTAAACATTCAATTCTATATGGTCCATTAATCCTTGAGTAGTTAGAATAGGAATCATTTCGCATTCAGCATCAAATGAATTAACTATACTTAATAGGCGTGCAAGTTTAGTTTGTTGTGAATCAAATGTTAAAGTTAGTAATTTGTCAGATACTTCATTAACATTTAATTGCATAGAACTATTAACTAATATACCCATTTCATTAAGATATTGAAAGAATGACATTTTTCCAGGAGCACTATATTCACCTACTTCTTCATGAATAAGTTCTAAATTTGAACTTGAACACTGTAACTGTATGGTGCTCCTTGTCTCAACTGGATGCTGTATCATATACACATGTGCGATATTATATTCATCATAAAAAGATACTATATTACCATAACTTAATATACTTATATTTTCTTGTAATACACCATTAGCATATTTCTCAATGGTTAGGTCAAATAATTCTGCACCTTCTGCGAGAAATTCATGTTGCTTATCATCTTTGAAATGTATAGCACCTGGTATATCATTACTTATAATACCTAGTTTATGCATATATCTATCTTTAACGGTAATATAAAACATATGTATTTCTCCTTTTTTTTTTTTTATATTATTAAAGCCCGTATAGTCTGATAGCACATCTGTTTTTTTTTTATATAAAGTTTTCTTCAAAAGATACTGATATATCTGGAGGATTAGTCACCCAGTCAGCCCATTGAGAACCTTGTATTAATATTTGTGATTTTCCTTTAGGTATACTAAACGGTTCACTACCATCAACTAATTGTTCTATATCATCATTGCCTATAGTGCTAGCTGTTGTATCTAATATATAAGAAAACTTACCACTATACATATCTATAATATTTCTAGAACCTATAGAGTATAAATTAGGAGCAGACATTAATCCTATACCATTATTTTGAACTAAAGATAAAGAATTTACAGTAAGTACTGCCATAGTACCTGTTCTACCTTTTCGGATTAATCCTCCTATACCAATATATACATATTTAATTTTAGCTGTTGCTAAAGGTGTAGATGAAACTGAATAAGTTGAACCATTATATGACCATGATAATAATTGGCCTTTTTTACTAATTTTGGCCTGTCCTGCAGAAGAATTAAAAGCTACATTGGGAGATGATTGGTTTCTTTCATTATTATTAGCACCAAAGCTAAGCTCTTGATAATTTGTTCTATCATCATTAGGATAATTAGAGTTATATCTTAAAACTGCTGCAGATGCAGCTCCTGATGTATCATTCTTTTGTATAATATAAGAAGTAATCATTATATTATTATCATCAACTAATATAATTTCTATTTTACCAGTTTGACCCATCTGAGATTCCCAGAATTTTGCTGTAAAGTCCAAGGTAAAATCTTGAATAGCTGCAGGTATTGTGTATTTACTAAATCCACCTTTCCAGTTAGCTCCATTTTGTGTAGGGTTGGAACCTTCACTATTTATGATAAGACCTGAACCAAATAATCCATTTCCATATGTTAATGAACCACCATTAGAATAAAAATCTGAAGATGTTTGAGATACCATATTACCAGCTGGTGTAAATAAACCCCATCCAGTAGTAGCAGAATTATCATTTTGTTTAATATTGATTATAGATTTTGCAGATATAACACCTTGTGACATTCCTGAAGGGTCATCTTTATGTCCTAACTGAAAAGTACCAATAGCTGTGGATATGTTTATATAATCATTTTCTACTTTATTATTAATTGTTATTGTAGGATATGCTTCGACATTTCCTTCATTATTAACATCAATAGTTATAATACCATCACTGCCAAAAGTTATACCGCCTGTATTTGGATCAGTTGTATTTTTTGTAATGTTCTTTCTAAATGTGCTGTGAGCTAATCCATCAGGAACTAAGAATGTAATAGTCCCTACACCCACACCAGTTCTAACATCGTATTGAAAACCAATACTACCATCGATATTAGCATTATAATATCTATTGGGTTGGTCATTGAAAAGCAATCTTTGTGAACCTTGTGGAAAATCTAATTTACCAGCAAGTTCTTCACGAAATAAAGCCATTTCATTTTGTCTAAGTGTCTTTGTAAATTGTACTGTAATTTTTTTACTTTCATTATTGACAAATGAGAAGGACGAACCATATCGTCCAACTCCGCCAACAAGAGTATTATTCCATGTATTACCAATATCTCTACCAATTACAGTGACACCATCGAACATGGCACCGATATTTACAGGTTTATCAGTACCAAAAAATATATCAAATGTGTCATCATATGTCATAAGTTTTGTTGAATACCTCCTATATATGCCATTCTATTATTATAATCATTTTGAGCTTTAACCATTTTAGGTGCAAGAGTATCAGTCATAACAGTTCCATCCACATAAATATCAGGACTAGGTTGATTTTGCAACACTTGCAATTGCCCATCATTCAAGTTATTAAGTGTGTCTAGAGACTCACGTAATGTAGTAAAGCCTGATTGAAGTTCACTTACTAATGAATTAGTTTGACTAATCTGTTGTTGATTTTGGTTCATGTTTTCATACTGAACTTTAGTAAGGAAACTACCACCAGAGATATTTCCAAGACTATCAAAGTTACTTAAATCTAAATTGTCAACATTTTTCATATCAACAACAGGAGTTATTGTAGGAGACCAGTTATTAGTACTGTCCATACTTGTATTAATATCATTTATGGTTGATGATATTAGTTCAGCAACATTTGTTGTCGAAGCTGCTAATTTAGGCATAGCTTTTGCCATATTTTTAGCTAATTCTTTTACAATTTTTGCACCTGTACCAACTATACCATACCAATCATCATGAAGAGGGCCCTTCTTAGTAGGAGAGTTACCTTTAAGATGATCAGATATGAATCTACCAATATCACTTACAATATGTGAACCAGCATCCCAAGCAGATTGGATACCATCAAGTAAAGAATTAACCATAGATGAACCAGTATGACTAAAGTCTTTACTTTCACCTAACCTATCAGTACTTCTATTAATTTCAGATACAGCGCCACTCATTCGTCCTTGTTGAGAGTTGACACCATCAACTTTTGTACCTGCAGAATAAGCACCAGCACCTGAATGATTCGAGGTTCTAGATAAAGTACTTGATACAGTATTATTAATTCCATTAGCAGCACCTGATGCAGCGCCTCTTTGAGAATTAACACCATCAACTTTTGTACCTGCAGAATAAGCACCTGCCCCTGAATGATTTGTAACTCTAGATAAAGTATTTGATACGGTATTATTAATTCCATTAGCAGCACCTGATGCAGCGCCTCTTTGAGAATTAACACCATCAACTTTAGAAGCAGCAGTTTTAGCACCTGCTTCAGATTGGTTGGATGTTTTGCTTAAAGCATTATTAATTGCATTGTTAACATCTGAGCCAGCTTTTCCAGCATCACCAGTTTTAGATTGAACACCTGCGATACCAGAACCTGCTAATCCTGCAAGAGCGGCTTGAATACCTGTCTTTTGTCCATCAGTAGGTTTAGCATTATCAGCAGCTGTTTGTGGAAGTTTCTTAGCAGCGTCAGCAGTCTTTTGTGCTGTATCAGGAGTAAATACGCCATTAGCATATGTACCACCCATAGCTTTAGCCATTTCTTCGAGACTACCGTTTGATGCACCTGCTTTAGCCATCTGTTTAAGTAAATCACCAGCTTGTTGAGCAGGAATTGCACCTGACTTAACACCATTAACAAATTCATCACCACCTTGAACACCAAGAAGATTCATAAATGTTGAAATTTGTGAGGCACCATCTTTAGCATTCATTGCTAATTGTAATGCTTGCTCACGCATTGCTTGAGATTTACTTGCTAAACCTTTAATACCTTCTTCAGCACCTTTAGCAGTAGCTGCTTGCATACCAGGAGGGAACGTATCAGATAATCCATCAGTTGCAGACTTACCAGCATCAATTACTGCATTTTTAAGGTCATTACCAACATATGGAATCTTACCAAGCATATTACCAAGAGCAGTAGTGATTAATGTAATGACTGCTTTCATAACATTTGATATTGCATTTAATATGGTAGCAGTGTTATTTTGAATGAATAGAGCAAGGGTGTTCATTAGGTCAAGAATACCATTACCAAGCTTGACAGCAATTATAGGAATTTCACTTAGGATTGCATCTAATAGTTGATTTAATAATGTGACGATACCATTTATTAAAGTACCTGATGCACCTAATAAACCTTGTACTAAAGCCTCAACAATTTGTGTTGCAGATTGAACAAGTGAACCAAAGTTATTAGCAATTGCTGATGCAAGACCAGATATTAAACCACCAATTAAGGTACCTATAGCTGTACCAAGTACTGGACCTAGGTTACCAACTGCTTTAAGCATACCACCCAAAGCTTTAACAAATTGTTCGCCTTCAGTTACAACTACAGTAGCTACTATTGCAATAGCTGAAGCAATAGCTGTAACTGCTAGTCCAAAGGAAACTGAAGCTAATGAGAATGATGATAACACTGCGGCCAAAGCCAACATTCCTGGAAGTACTAGTTCAGCTAAAGCTCCAGCACCAACAAAAATACCAAGGGCAACAGCTAAAGCTAATAAGCCTGCTACAACTACTTGCCATGGTAATGCTCCAAGAACTATAATAGTTGGAACTAGCATATTCATAGCAGCAGCCATAGCCATGAATCCTGCAGAACCAGCGCCACCACCAAATTTTGTCATAAGCATATTAGCAACTAATAATTCTCCAAGGGCTGAAGCCATACCAAGTATACCTTGAATTAACATTGGCCATGGAAGAAGCCCTAAAGCAATAACAGGAACCATTGCCATATTAGTAGCAACAGCCATAGCCATTAAGCCAAGAGCACCTTTATTACCACCAAATTTGTTAAGTAATATATTAACTCCAGCCATAGCAGCTAACGCAAGTCCCATGCCAACAATACCTTTAAGCGTTACTGGCCAAGGTAATAAACCTAAAGCTATAATGGGTAATACAGCTAAATTTAATGCCATTGCCATACCTGTAAAACCTACAACAGATTCTTCTTTTTCAAGTTTCATCATGTTTATTACAATTGTAATAGCACCTACAGCAGCACCAAGTCCAGCTACACCTACTCCAAGTTGATTCCAGTCAAGTTCTGCAAGTTTACTTAAAGTATTTCCAAGTGTACGCATAGCTAAAGCTACAACTATTAAAGAACTAATTTTAACCATATCTTTTTCTGGATCTTGTGGAAGTCCATACTGAAATAGGAAACTTAATTCTAATATAATACCACCCATTGCACCAATTGCAATAGTTGCGCCATTAACATCTAAACCAGATAACTTAGTAACTGCACTTGCCATAATTGCTAGTGCTGCTGATATACCAACAATTGATACAGTTAATGTTACTGTGTCAATAGTACTAGAATCTTTAGACATACTTTCCATTGCTTTATAAAGAACAGCAAGAGAACCTGCAGCAACTACCATACCTGCTGATGCAGTAATTAATTTATCCCCAGGGATAGTAGAAAGAACCCACATTGAACCAGCTAGTATACCAACTGCTGCAGCAATTTCCATAAGACTTTTAGCTCTTAACTCATTTTGATATGATTTGAGTGTACCTTTGAGTTGGTCTAGAAATCCTCCACCATCACCAAATTTCTCTTTAAGAATATCTTTAAGAGTTTGAAGTGGATGTAGTATTTTAGATATAACACCAGGACCGTCTGCTTTATTAAGAGCATTAATCCAACCTACTAAAGCTACAATGATACCACCTTTTACTGCTGCTGGAGTATTCAAGGTATTTAAGAAACCTGAAATCATTTGACCAATTGCACTAAATATTTGACCAAGGGCTTGACTGTATGGAGCAATCATCTTAACTAGATTACCAAATGCATCAATAACAAATTTGATTGCACCTGGAATAGCTTGAAATGCTTTAACTACAATTTCACCAAGTCCTTTTAATATTGCTCCAATTGTAGCAAAGAAGTTGGGAAGATTATCTGCTGCTTGACTTAATCCAAGTGTTAAACCATCAATGATATTTTTACCAATTTCTTGCATTACACGAGATGGCGAATGAATATCAAATAATTCTTTAACAGATTTAATAAAGCCATCTAATGCAGGTTTAATAAATGCAAATAAGTCTAAAGATTTATTTTTAACACCAATAGTAAGTCCATCAACAATATCATTACCTAATTGACGAGCAGCAGTAACAACTTCACTACCACTAAATGCATCTACCATATTAGTAATAAAGTCACGTACATGTTGCCCTGCAGATGTCATATCTACACTAAAGTTTTTAAATGCTCCACCACTAGTAGATAAATATTTATCCATTTCATTAAGATGTGAAATAAGGTTTATCACAAATTTAACAAATGGTTGCATAGCTTTTCCAGCAGCACCTAATCCATCAGTCATTTTTGCAAACTCTGGATTAACCTCTTTAAAGTGGTCTTTTAATTTAACTAATGGTGCAAAAGCGAAATTCATTTGTCCAAAGAATGCTTTAAAGCCTGCTCCAATATTATTTAAAGTATCACCTAAATATTTTAAGCTTGCTCTAAATACATCAATAACTGCTTTAGCTAAACCGATAATAGCCATAAATGGTGTTATAGCTTCTGTACCAACATTGGCTGCACGTGCTACTAATACAAATGGATTAGTAAGTCCTTGCAAAACTTTTGTGAAATCGGTGAACTGTTTAACTAAGTCAACAACATGCTTAACAGTGTTAATACTTGCATTTACAAAATTTGTAGTTCCATTAGCTATAGTTTTATCAGCTATAGCAAAACCATACCGAATAGCTAAAAAGAAATTAGATAATGCTACCGATACTATAGTTAATACTTTAGACCAATCGGTAAATTTATTTACAGTATTCTCTAAATCAGTTCCTTTTGTAAATAAACTAAATAGAGTTGTTAATGGTGTTAGAATTAATTTAATAATATTAAAACCAATATTTAATACTCCAAAAAATATTTGGAAAGCTGGTCCAATTAATTGAAGAGGTGCTAATATAATATGCAAAGCATCACTTAATAAATTAATAATAGTTACAGCTACTTTACCTGCTGCTAATCCTGAACTAGGAAATGCCTCTAGAAAAGCTTTACCTATTGCTGCGATTGGTTTATATAAACTACTTACTGTAAAGACTAGCAAATCTACTAGTTTTAACATACCACCTAGTTTAACAAATTGAGTAGTTAGACTTTCAATACCTTTAAATATATTAGTAATAACATCAGAAACTGCCCCACCAAGACTTGTCCAGAGTTTAGTAGATGCATTAACGTCACCAATAAGAATTTCCCAAACACCAGCCCAACCAGTTACAATTGATTCACGAGTTGCATCTGTTGCTTGACTAAGTGAGTGAAATTGTTGAGCTGCATTTAACATTGCTGGATTTTCAGCAAGGGTCTTCATGGCAGCATTCATAACATTTACATTAGCCCATCCAGAAGCTAATGAAGCATTAAATCCTTTAGATAAATCAACGTTGATACCTTGAGCTTTTGCAGCATCAAGCATTGCGTCTTTAAATTGTTTAGTTACAATATGTGACATTTCCAACTGTTTAAAGTTAGGGTAATCCATATGTCCTAAAGCATAAGCCTGAGTTAAGGCTGTATCTAATTGAGATTTGAATGTGTTAGTATCTACACCAGCAACAGCTGCAGCATTACCGAAACCTTTAATGACTGTAACTGCATCATTGAGCCCAACACCTTGGTTAACTAATGTAGATAAAGCGCCTGTCATATCATTAACCGAGTATACAGTTTTATTTGCATATGTTGTTAATGAATTAACAGCTCCATTAATAGCACCTTTTGCACCTTCACCAAGTGCTACTTGAAGTGCCATCATGGATTGCATTTTATCTTTGTATTGTTGGAAACCTTGTTTGATTGGGTCTAATGTAAGTGCTTTAGCTAAATGCAAGCCAGTTGCTATAGCATTTGATGCAATGCTACCTAAAGCAACTGCTGCAGCACCCGCTAATATAGAAAATTTACTTTTACTTGTTTCAGCTGAATTACCAATTTCATCTATTGATTTTGCAGAAGCTGAGGCGGCAGAAGTTACACTATTTAAATTTCCACCATCAATAGTTTTTAATGCATTTCCAAAACTTGCTAAGTTTTTTAAAGAGTCTATTAATTTGGATTTAAAGTCGGCGTCATCCACACCAAGTTTAACGATTTTTTCATCAATCGGTCTACTAGCCATTTGACTTTATCCTCCTTTCAACTGAGTTGGATATATTTTTACCTATATTATCTACAACATTTTGAATAAAAGGTCTAGGTGCAACATATCCTCCTGTACCTGTACCATGTCCATTGTCTATAAGAATAGGTAAAGGCACTCCAGTTTTAGTAACATTACTATTGTAATATGTTATACGGGATCCTCTTGCTGACTTCTCTAATTCCACATGCCATTGACTAGCAGTTTTACCACTACGCTTAGGCGTACTTCTAATAAATTCATTTAAACCTGTTTGGGCTTCTGGTTTAAGAATAGTTGAGAAATCTTCTTTAACCATTGAATTTATATAACGTTCTAAATTAGAAAAGTTACCTTCGGATGTTACGCTTACTTTCATGTATCATCCTTTCGATTTCATTTTTTCTCTACGTTCTCTATTTAATCTCCTATTCTCTTCATATATTTCTGATTGTGATTTTTCTTTCTTAGGACCATTTAAGTGATTAAGAACACCAATTAGTTTTAGTAAATTATAGATATTCCATTCATCGCAAGAAAAAGGTATTTGGCCATTTGCCATATAGGCATATAACACTTCACTTGTCATGATTCTTCTCGAGTTAGAATCATTTGATGTATCATTTATTACTGTGGCTGAATGTGGGTCTTTCAAATAGTCATTAATCTCACTAATGATATTGTTATCTAAATCATTAGTTGTGATATCATAGTTGTAACACATCATACATATATAGTCAAGAACTTGATCTCTTGTTCTATCAGGGTCATCAACTAGGAATGGCTTTTTATATTTAGCTTCCCAAATAGATATAGATTTTAGAGAATGTTCAAATTTTAATTCTCTTACTTCTGGAATAACTTTTTTAGTTACTTCATCATAAGTTTCTTTAGTAACAACAAAACTAATCATATCTACCTCATTTAAAGAAAAAAGGATAGAACGTGAATAACATACTATCCTGATTAAAATTATTTGCGTTTAACTACTTTTGTAGGAACATTTGTTTGACGGCTTTCTTTATTCGGTACTACATGAGCAAAGAAGTCTTGAGTGCTTTCTGGATTTTGTAAAAGGTCTGCAAAGAGTTCAGCAAATTGTTCTGACTTAGCAAATTTCTTTTTAAATGGTACGCCATTAGCATCTTCTTTATCAAACTCACCATCAACAATTTCACCATATGCAAGTAGTAATACACGTTTGAGCATAGCAATCATACCTTGCACATCATTGTTATCAATAAGCTTTTTAACAACAACATCAAGGTCATCACCAAGAGATGCTACAAGTTCAATGTATTCAAGTTTGCTAATGTGGAATCGAAGTTCAGCTTTTTTAGTTTTTCCGTTATAGTCAATATATTCAACAGTTTTTTTAATCATGATAATCTCCTTTAATATTATATCATTTTGAAGTTATACTACAATGCTCTCTATTACCATGTGAGAGTTACCCGCCCCTGTCCCATTGTAGTTTTAGTAATTTGCTTTTCTGACATGCTCGACATAAATGTCTGAGACTTTGCCAGTGTTCTGATAAAGATGCTCTAATGGTGGTGTAGATTGGTATTGCCCTTTAAAGAAAAGACCCTGCCCAGCATCTACTCCAGCATTATGGACTATGCACTTATCTTTTAATTCATTATCTGTTGACCATGCGAAATCTAATTTCTTAGAGACACAAGGTTCAATGTTATACTTTGAAAGCAACCAAAGTTGAGCCCACATTTCTGCAGTCCATTTTTGAATGCTAGAATTATAACCCAATAAAGTTTTGTATAGGTTTACTGATGTGTAATATACATCTCTCCAATATTCAACCGTTGGACTTCTTATAACCCATTGAGCACCACCAGAATTATCTTGAATAGATTTAATCCATTCTACAGATACACCTGTTGTTTTGCTCATTGCATTAATGACATTATCAGCATTAGTAACGCTAGTAAGATAGTCATATCCAATATAGCCAATTGTATCAGAACAATACCATGTATTATCAGTAACTGGAACATTAAATGCATCCAAGTCTAATATTACAATATCAGAATCTAGATAGACATATACATCGTTAGAGGTTCGGATCTCTTCCATGTATTTCCACCATAGATATGGTCTAATACTTGGTATATAACTCTTGTCTTCCCTGTAGTCATTATACACATGAATATCATAGTTTGAAAATTCATTAATAACCTTTTGGTCAAGATTAGAAAATAGTATAACTATATCTGAATCTTGAACACCAAGGTCTTGTAATGATTTAATCGCAGTACGAAGTTCCCATGCAAAACGTCCTAATGCAGGTTGTACAAAAATATACTTCATACAATTCTCCCTAGATAACTACAAATTAAGCGTGGCTTGTTGTAGTTGTAGTAGTAGTTGATGTTGGGTTAGTTGTAACACCAAGAATTTGGAACAATTCTGTTGGCAAAGGTAACCGTGCTACAGTACCAGTGTTACCACCACCTGTTCCATCGCTACCATAAAGGATAGCTTCAACAGCAGCAAGTTTAGCAGGATTAACTTTAGTTGAGTCAATTGTAATTTTAGCAGCAGGCAAGAAAGCATTACCATCTTTATCTACACCATAGATTTGAAGTGGTGTAGTTTCAATGTCCCATGAAAGGCTAGCCATATCTGGAGTTTCATTGACTGTTGCTGAATCACGTTTAGATGGTGAAGCAACACCTTCATAAGCGATATTAATTTTATATCCATAGCTAGTACCTTTAACATCGTTACCGATGAGCGTACGCCAAGTGATACCAAATGTACGACGACGTTGTTGTCCAACACTTACACCAGCAACGACTTCACGTGAGCCATCAGCTTCTTCCCATGAATCTGGGTAAGTAAATGCTTCAATAGTTGCTTTGAAGTTTTCTTGTGCAACTAAGTTACCATATTTATTGTTATTGGCATATTTAGCAGTGATGCTTGCTCCATCTGGATTTTCAGATACTTTAGTAAGACCATTCCAGGCTTCACCTGATGGATAGCTACCATTATCTTCTTTCAAGTAAAGTACTCCACGGTCAAGACCAGTTTCATATTTACGTTCGCCATTAGCGTCCCATTGTAATTTAGGCATTATTTATTTTCCTCCAAGGATTATAATCTGTAGTAAACTGTGATAGAAGAATGATTGATACCTTCGGCTTCATATTCATTATCATGTCTACTATTAGAAATTGTTTCTAAAATATTCCTCAATATTGTTTCACCAATTTCTGTATTTTTAGAAAGTACTTGAACATTATACGCTACATTAATATTATAGTTATGGTTATTAGCTTGTTCTGAATCACTAAATTTCCTACGATAATTTATGCATGGATAATTAAGTATCATTCCATCTCCAGGTTTGAAGTATACATGTGGTAATCCATCATTAAGGATTTCTTCTGGAATACATGATTTAAGTAAACCATTAAGTTCTTCTCTTCCATTACTCATTAGCAACAAAGACCTCCCCTAATGTTACTTCTACTCTAGGTCTAACTACTCTTCCAATAGTAACCTTATACTTAACACCAAGATAAGTAATATAACTAAGCCTACTTAATCTATTAGTAATGTCATTAGCCATTATAAAGGATAGTCTAGTAGAACCAATACTTTCTTGGTTAACTGATTGTCCATCTGAGATATTAAAACTTGCCTCCAAAACAGAAGCTGGGACATTGGTATACTCTATAGGAATATACTCAAACACCCCAGGTCTAACTTCTGAAGGTTGAGCAGGATTAATACCTACTGTGATATTTACTCTACTCATATTATCACCTCATTTTGAACTATTAAGCGTGGGTAGTAGTTGTAGTAGTTGTAGTAGATGATGTAGCAGGTTTAGTATCATCTGAGTCAGCTGAATCAGTCAACCAATTTGCTGAAGATTTAACACCAGTCTTATCAAACTGCTCAAGTTTAGCAGTATCAGCAGAAGTTACTGTAAGGTCACCAAATTGTTCTGGAGAAGTTACTGTACCGAAAATGAAAGATTTAGCAGCTTGAATAGCTCCTGACAAACGAGTTTCTGTCAAGTATTTCATTTGGTTAAAGTCAATATCGAAGAAGTCGAAGTTAGTGATTTCTCCACCTTTAGCAGAACCGAATGCATAGTCACTCAAGTTACCAATAATGAAGTTACCACGAGGCATACGACGGTATGCTACTACATCATTACATCCAAAGTAAGCAGCAATATTTGCATCTGTAGGTACAGTGTTACTATTTTGGTTAGGTCCAAAGAGGTAACGTCCTTGACCATCTTTCAAAGTTTTAATACCTTGAAGATCAAATGGGTTAATGTAGAGTGTTGGTTGACCAGAGCCATCATAAGCAGCCATAACAATCATAACTTTATCAACAACATGTGTCCAAGTATCAACAGTAACTTTGATTGTGTAAAGATCATCATCTTTAGCAATAGGACGGATATGAAGTTCAGAAATTTTATCTGGGTTTTTAGTACCATCAGACAAAGTAAGTGGACGACCATCTCCAAGGAATGCTGCACGAACAATTTCTTCAGCAAGTTTAATCTTTTGAGTAGCTTGTACAAATTGTACAGCATCTACACCATTTTCAGCGATATCAATGATATCATCACGGTCGAATTTTTCACGACGCATAACAGTTCCTGGAGTAGTTTCACGGAAGTAAACAGATTCGATAGAGTCAAGTTTTTGATTACCTTTGATATAACCACGAGCACGTGCTTCATCTTCAGTCAAGTCCATGATAACATTTTTGATACGTGACATTGGAGTCTTAAAGAAACCAGCCATGATTTTATCAATGTTTTGTCCTTGTGGGTTATAAACTTTGAAAGGTTCAGCAGCTTTAGTGTTAGGGAAGAGTACATCAATATTAGTGATGGCATGTTTAAGAACAGTATCATCTTCTTCAAATACTTCAGCATGTTTCAATGTATCAGCTACTACTGTAGCAAGTGATGGTGCATATCCTTTTGCTGCAGCTGAGATAATAGTATTAAAGTCAGCATGTGTGATAACATCATCAGCAGTTCTAAGGATATTAGGTACAGATGCTCCAGCACCTGATGCGGCAATAACAGTTTCAGTTGTGTTAAATGCATTATGTTTCAATGTTTCGTCTCCTTTGAGATTTTCTGATTGTGCAACTTCTGATTCAGCAGTTTCATCTTCTGGTGTTTCACCAGGTTCAGTTGCTGGGTCTTCAGCACCTTCTTGTTCTGGATCTAAGCCAGCTTCATCCATTACAGCTCCAATGACTGCGGCTACAGCTTCTTCTTGTTCTGGACTAAGTGTGGCAAATACAGCTTCTACATCTAAATCTTTTGATTTATCTTCAGCTGGTGTGGTAGTTTTAGTATCATTTTTTGACACGTTATCTTCTCCTTCTGCATGTGTAATAATATCATCTGGTAAATCCTCAGATAATAAAACACGATTGCCTGTGTAAACGATAGCTCGTTCACCTTCTTCATCACCATGTGTCATAACATGATCAATTAAAGCACCTGAATTAGCAGGAGCCATGACAAGACTAACCTCGTAGATGTTACCATGAATAACTTGATTGCCTGGTTGTACACGTTTGATGTTTTTAGCACCAATAGACATAGAGTTTAAATCTCCATGTTGCAATTGCAGTTTCGCATTTTGACCAGCAGATGTATCATTAAAGTGACCATAACCATAAACACCTTGATCAGTATTGTGGAGGATAATATGTCCAAGAACATTGTCATTTGAACCATAGTTATGATTCCAAACCAATGGGACTTTTTGTCCTTCATTACCTGAAAAAGCGCCTTGTTTAATCGTCACACCATCTGTACAGACAATGTCATTTTTGGTAACCCATCCTGAAAAGTCATAATCTTTTTTCATTTAATAGGAACCTCCATCTGTTAGTGACCCATTTTCTATAGCCGAAGTAGATACATTATTTAATGGATTAGTACTTGCTACAGCTGGTTGATCACTTGTTATTTGACCAGGAGTATTAATACCACCTACCTGATTTCCATCTGCAATATTTCTGTTAAACAGTTCATCTGCAAGAGGGTTAGGATGTGGTGCTTTACCCGTAAGTTCACGAATTTCATTAGGAGTGTAAATAGCATTACGTGTAAGAACATCTGCAACTGTAGCCAATTGTTCAACTGGTACAAGTTTAAATGGATTACGGTAATATACTAATACCTGTCCTTGTGAAACTGCTGTTTTTGTTAGAGCTATTCTACTAATAGCATCCGTCACGTATTGCAATAACACATCAACACATCGATTATAGTATCCAAGTGTTTGTTGTTCATTTGCAGTACCATTTAAGATAGCTTCGCTAATTCCCATTTGATTATAGAAATCTTGTTGAAGTTGTCTAACATCTGAAAGTAAATTATTTTGTAATCCCATTCCGGCTGATACAAATTTTTCTTGAGCATCAAGTGATGCCACACCATATTTGTTATTAGCCATTTCATTTTCAATTTCTTGTTTACGTCTTGCAGCTTGTGCAGCTCGAGCAGTAGATTTAGTACTATAAGGGAATTGAATAAATCCATTTAGTTTACCTGATGAAGCACGACTATCTTGTGAATTCATAAGTTTAATCTTTTGTTCTAGCATACGCAATGTCTGATTCGTATCATTTAAAATTGCATAAAATGGGGATTCAATAATTATACAGTTTTCCTTGGATACTAATAAATCTTGTTCCAATCCTGTATTGTCATTCCATACTCTAACCATAACATGTTTAGGAAAGAATTGCATTATCTTACCAACTCGAGCGGTATTGATATCAAAAGAACCACTATCAGGGTCGACAGTAGTACCAATTGGTACCATTGCAATTTGTCCTTCATCTAATAATGAGTAGAGTAAGTCGAATACAAAGGAACGACCGGTCTGGTCTATATTAGCAGAGCGAGTCAACACATTAATAAGACCAGATGGCATAGGAGTTTGATTTCCTGAAACTGGGTCTATTTTAAGGTGCTTAAAGTCAACCATAGATGCGTCCAATGCAATTCTAGTAATTACAGACTTAATTAAATCAGCTTTATTATAGCTGTAACTTCGTGAGTAATTGCTTTGGCCTCGTCCATAGTAACCACCAAAACTGGTCATACCATTGGATGGTGTTAAGAAGTCATTAGTACTTTGGTTTTGGTTAGACTGAAAAGCATTCCAAGAATGCAAAAGTCTGTCTGAACTTGCCATTTACATGAATGCCTCCTGATTTCTTTTGTAGGCAACCCAAGCATCCATTAGAGCTGAAACATTATCTATTTTTTCACTAGAACGTTTCTTGGATAACTTATAATTACCATTATTGTCTTGGATAACCACTGCATTACCCATTGCATATTTCATGAGTTCCTCATCAAAGATAAGGTTCCTTGTTTCAGCGAGCGCTTTAAGCTCACCAAGAGGCACACTCTCAGTTTTGGCACCTTGGATTACTTTATCAACACCCATATCGCCATTTTCATCTATCCATCTTTCGATGAAGAATTTGGCATTATAAGTATCATATCCGAAAGCTAGAACTCCATAATCATGAGCATCAATAAATTCACTGACATCATCATAGACTTGAATCCAGTCTAAGTTAATTCCCTCAAATACTACTAATGAACCCTCATTAATAAGTTGGTCATATTTCGATTTTACTGCGGGTTGTAGTTTTTTATATTTGTTTGATGAGATATAGCTTCGAGTTTTAACACCGACTCTATATCCACCAATCATAAATATCCACGTGAATGCCCAGAAGTCATCACCTTGTGAAGCATCCATACCCATAGCACATTCCATATGGTCATAGTTTTGTGGATTATGTAATTCTGTTTCTTCATATGTAAAGAAATATGTAAACCCTTCAACTGGAATACCAAACCTTTTAGCAAGAATATCATTCCTTTTAGAACCATCTGTTTCAGCAGTGGCTACAGCTTTTTGGTAAGTACTATATGAAACAGTAGCTCCAATATTAGGATTAGCTTTAATCCACATATCAGGGTCTCCTACTTCACGAACATCATCTAAGCGATAATACCAGATTGATGTATGAGGGTCTATTTTATCACCTCTTAATATATTAAGTAAATCCATTTTAATTGTATCACCAACAGAGTCACGAATTGTACCTTCTGATGATACAGCTACGATGATATAATCATCTAATTTAGAAGCACCTTGTTCAAGTGCCTCGATAACATCTTCTTTAACATTTCCAGAAAGCCACTCATCTACTGTACAATATTTAGGTCTAGCACCTTGCAATTTATCAATAGACATTGGTCGTTGTTCTAAAATTGAGTTATTTGTAAGTAGTTCAATACCTTTTTTAGAAGAAAATAATTTAGATTGACTTCTTGCAGAACGCGATTTATTTGAACCAATGGTTAACATTTTAAATAATGGTCCACGGGATCTAACAATCGCTGTTCTAAAAGGACTCATAACTTCTTCAGACTGACGGATTGTTGGAGCTGTGGTTATTTGCGTTGTAGTTTCTGGGTCAACAACTAAGCCATAAGCTTGAATAGTTTCTTCATAAACAGACTTTGCAGCACCACGAGCGATGATAAGATATTGCTTGTTTCGTAATCTTCTTTTTACAGTTATATACTCATAGGAACGTTTATTAGGATTATAAACTTTTTCTTCAACAAATTCATACCAGGCTAATAAATCTTCAGCCCATAGTTTAAATGTTGGAAGTAGATTTAAATCCCTACCATCAGTTAGTGTTAATTCATTTTCACAAAAGGCTACATAACCTTCTATAGCAGAAGGATCATAGTAGAAATTTGGATTACGAATATCATCATCTATCCGATTCATTTGTTGACTAATATGTAGATTAACTGGTAGTTCGCCATCTAAGACAGCATTACGAAACTTACCATATTCTGTTGGAGTTGCTGTATTAGATAGCATTTTATTCCTTTACTAAAAACCTATTTTCTTTAATACGCTGTCATAAGTTTTATGAATAGTACCTTTTTTACGAACATTTACAGTTCCAGTAATTTTCTTAGTAAGACCTTTTCCAATAGGTTTAATAGAATCTATAGATTTTGTGTATGTTTTTGATTTATCATAACTATTACCAGAGATAGATTTATTAGCACTTTTTTCAATACTCTTAATAGCATTAGATAAATCCTTACCACTATAATCAGTATTAACTTTTTTACTAATATTTACAGTAGCATTTTTATCAAATAAATCACCTACATTTTCTTTTACATCATCATAAATATAAACCCATTTACCTTTTTTATTTTGGTGCTTAGATTTATATTTAAAACCATGATGAAGGTCCTGTAATTCAACACCTGTGGAAGAATGTAGAATTACATCATTTTTATTAATGGTCATATATTTTTCCTCTTCTTTAATGCCATAATGTAATAATACATTTTCTGTTTCATCATTTATAGCACTATTTTTAAGTGCAGCAGAACTTGTAGCAGCCTTAGCAATAGCTTGAGAAGGGCCTAATATTTCTTTAAGGTCTTTTCCTTTTTTACCAAATGATTCCATAGGAACATTTCCGTAAATACCAAGAGCAGTACGTAAAAGCATTTTATTACGTTTACGTTTTTTCTCTGCAATAGCTGCAGCAGCTTTAGCACGTTCAGCAGCAGGTTTATTAACTAGTTCTTTAAACTGTTGTTCAGCTTGCAAACGTTTAACACGATTTTGTAAAGAACGTGTTGACATTTTATCGCGATTAGCATATTCGCTTTTGAATTGTTGCTCACGCGCAGCTTCATTAACTCCTTTTGCTTTAGGAGCTACTGTTTGCTTTGGAACTTTAGTCTTACGACCTTTACCCCAACGCATACCGATAACTCCATGATGTTGGAGAATGTCTTTTTCTTCATCTGTCATTGCAGGCATTTGTCTACCACTGCTATTAGATTCTTTACCATCTAATACAATGTCTTCAATTTTTATCATAAGATATCAAACTCCACTCCGGCTCTCCATAAGGCTTCTCTAGATGCTTCAATCATGGCATTCATAGTTGCAGGGAGTGGTGGGTCAAATAGAATTTTAGTTTTAGTGATAACATATAAGATTGCATCACTTCTATCATGAATTTCATCTGAACCAAAGAATGTGTCCCATGTCAAATTTTTATCTTTCATTAAACGATTTGGATAAGATGTTCCTACACCTTTTTGGTATAGCTCACCTAAACAACCATCAATGATAGGAATTAAATCTCCATCAAAGCTAGTATCATTTTCAGATATAGTTGACGAGAATCCAATACCACTTTTTACTTCATCTAAAATTTTTGTTGTGTCTTCGGCCAAAGTGTTTTCTCCTTTCTACCAAAGTTTTATATCATTTGGAGTACGCTCAATAAAATCATTTTCCTTTGGTTTATAATGTATTGTTTTATGCGTACTATCTGATACCGTTATTAAGTTTTCTGGGTTAAATAATTTATCAACATTCCAGTTTTCTAGGTCCTCCGGTGTGAGTGGATTTATATGATGCACTGTAATTATTCCGTTAATACCAACATTAACTACACCTAGATCCCAACCTTGATCACGACTTATCATATCTTTACGACAAGCACGCCAGGCGGGGCTATGATAAAAGTCATAGTCTAAACTGCGTGGTGATAAATATTTTTCATCCCAAAGCTTTAAATACTCTAAACGTTCACCGAATGTTTCAAAAGTCATAAGTTCTGAATAGGTTCTAATTTTACCCATCACATTTCCTCAAACTCTCCATCAAATGTTTGGTGCTCTTTTTCAGGTTGATATCTGTTGATAGCTTTCATTGCATTTTCATACATATCAGCATCTCGTTTAACAGATTTAATTTCATCAACCTTAGCTTCATTGAGACTGATTTGAGCCTTAATGAGTTGACGTTGCAATTGAGTTTCTGGTGAACCAACCTTGAGCCAGTATAAGATTTCTTGAGCAGAAGCTGTGCCATCTCTCAGCCTTTCCGAAGCGAGACGCATAGCTAGTGACACATTTAGTCTTTCATACTCTTCGGGCGTTCGAGGTGTCTTATTCCTAGGGGTTAATTCCTGAGATTGCTTCTTTACCATATTAACCTTTCTACTCTGGTTCTTTAACTGTTGTAGTTGTGGTTGTTGTAAATCCGATAGGAGCTGTTGTAACAGCAGTTACAGGTTTATTATGTTTGACACCCATTGTTCTGAGTGTTGCAACGGCAGCATCTACTTGGTCAGCTAATTGTTCAGGAGTAAGTTTAAGTCCAATAAGTTTAACAACTAAATTTCCACCAAACATATCATTCAGTTTAGATGTAGCTGCTTGCTTCTTAGCATCTCCTCCAAGATCTGTTTCTTCAAGAGCACTGGTAATTTTAATAGCTTCATTACCAATGGTTGTTAAGTACTTATTACGTGTATGAATTAACATAGTTGCAATGTAAGGAATAACAACTAGTAATACTCCAACAATAGTAAGTACTAAGTCAATAATTTGTTTTAAGTCCAATTAATTTTTCCCTTCTTTTAATTCGAGTTCTTTAACTCTTTTGCTAAGTCTAGCATTTTCAAGTTTGAGAACACTATACTTCTTCTTAAGATCATCATAGTCATCTTTAAGAATCCTATAATCAGACTGAATGTTTTCTAAGCTGGAAACTTTAGCCTCTGCAATATCTAGTCTCTTTGAAATGATATCAAAAGATTTATTAGTCATCC